GTCTTGGAAAGTACGGCCAGTTTTACTCAGCGGCTGAGTTGATGGAGGTGAGCGTGGTTGGAGTTCCGGCCAACCCTAGTGCGCTAGAAGCTGGCATAAAGTCCATGCTCACCGTTGGTGGGCTTACCGAAAGAAGCGCACCGCGCTTCCTCGAAACATACGCACCCGAATCAGAAGTGTCGTTGAAATCTATCAGCGATCTATGCCGCACATACATTGACATGGGCGCACTTACACAAAACACTAAGGACTCCAAAGTGGACGAAACGCAAACAGAAGAAGTGGTCACAGAAGCTGAAGAGAAGTCACCTGCGTGCAGGCAAGAAGGCGAGACTACTCCTGAGTGCGTAGAGAGAAAAATTCCTGAACTCATCGAGGAGGGAATGGAGCAAGACCAAGCTGTCGCTGTCGCAAACTCAGTATGCGAGACAGCGTGCAACGAAAAACAAGCAGAAGAGGTGAGCATGGTGAAGGCCATGTCTCAGCTTCTTCAGCAACAGGCCGAGCAGACGAAGGCAACCCGCCTACTCGTTGATGCTGTGGCCGACCTGACCGCAAAGGTCTATGAGGATCTTGACAATGGCAAAGAACGCGGAGCTTGCGCTCACGATGCGGTCTCGCCCGATGTTGTCAAAGACGCTTCAGATGATCTGGCGAATCAGGCTAAGAGTGCGATCCGGGGTTTCGCGGATAGCTTCACCTTGAGGCGGGATTCACTTAATAACGACACCCAAAACGGAACGACCAATGTCTGACCATAATTTAGAAGACGCCTTCGAGGCGCAACTCAAGGGGCTCGGAGAGCAGCTTGAGACTACGGTGGAGAAGTTCGCTAACGCAGAAAGCGATAAGCGTGCTGAACTCCAAGAGCAAATCAAAGGGCTAGAGGCGTCTATCGCTGAAGTCAAAGAGAACCTTGTTGTCGAGAAGCGTGGACACCTCCCCGGTGTTGAAGCGGCTACTCCCGACAGCGGCAAAGAAGGCTTCTCGATGGCTCGCGCCTGTCGCGCTCTTGCTCGCAAGGACTTTAAGGACGCCCCTTACGAGGCTGAAGTTTTTGCTGAGATGAAAGAGAAAGCGATGAGCGCTGGCGTTGATCCCAGTGGTGGCTACATCGTTCCTGAAGACGCAATCACCGCAGTGATTGAGCGCCTTAAGGCTAACGTCATCGCCTACGAGCTAGGCGCAAGAGACCTGCCCTGCACGGGTGTCCCGGTGACAATCCCTAAGCTGACTACTTCAGCGACGGGTTACTGGGTCTCCGAGAACTCAACCATCACGTCAAGTGATCTCGGGTTCGAGCAGATCAACATGACACCGAAGACAGTTGCGGGTCGCGTGATCCTCTCCAACCTTCTTCTTGAGACCTCAACACCTACCGCAGACTCGATCATTGAGGAAGACCTTGCTTCACAGCTTGGGCTCTCCCTTGACGCTGGTGTTCTCAACGGCTCTGGTGCTGCTGGTGAGCCTCAAGGCATCATGCAGACTGCTGGTGTTGGAACTTTTGCCACGTCTCTTACGACTGCCGCTGCTCCGACCGTGCCTGAGATGATGGCCGCTCTTGATGACCTTGCTGTCGCGAACGCGATGCGCGGTCGCGTCGGCTGGGCCTTGCACCCGCTTGCTCTGAGCAAGATTCGCCAGATCACCGTCAACGGTGGTGGAGCTTCTGTTCCGATCACAGCCGTCTCAACCTCCGAAGGATTCTCAGAGACTCTCTTCGGATACCCGTTCCGCACATCAACGCAGATGACCGCTCCGACTGGCGCTGTCGATACGCGCTCGATGCTGTTCGGTAACTTCGATGACGTTATGGTTGCCCGTTGGGGTGGTCTCCGTCTCCTTGCGTCCGACACTTCGGACGATGCCTTCTCGAAGGATCAGACGCACATTCGCGCTACGATGCGATGTGATGTTGCCCTTCGTCATCCTGAGTCTTTCACCTACGCCAACTAAGGCAAGGAGCTACATCAAATGACTGTTCTCGATCTTGGCAATAACATTGCCCCCACTCTTATGCTTGCTGCTGCATCACGCACATCAACAACGCTTAGTGCGGCTGTAGATGTGACCGACGTGACGTGGGGTGCGATTATCATCAGCCTAGGTGATATGCACGCTACGGAGACTGTGACCTTTCAGGTCCAGCACTCTGACGCATCAGGCGGAACTTATGCCGCAGCGAAGAAGCTCGGCACAACTACGGACGCGGATACCTCCGCGTTCACGAACTCTAGCGACAACACTCTTCACATTATTCGTGTTGACTGTCGCAACCTTGATGGCTTCGTCAAAGTTAACGCTACGCACTCTGGGTCTAACGCTCAGATCTACGCCGTGAACTTCATCGCGATGCCTAACTACACAGGTGACGCGACGGCCCCTGCGGTCAGCGTGTAGTATCCAAGTCAGGCCCTCTCGGTGTGTGACCCACATCGGGAGGGCTGACACCAATCAACAGGACAGAACATGGCAAAGTATAAAGTCAAGAACCGACAGCAACTGCTCTACCCTGACGGCAGTGTTCGAGGCGAAGCTGGTTACATTGTAGACACAAGCTCGATGTGTGATCGTGGCATCCTTGATGAACAAGCAGACGTGTTGACGAGACTGCCTGATCGTTTCGCTGTGGCTTCCCCTATTGACCGCACTAAGTTTGAGTCGGCTAAACCTGCGCCAAAGAAGGCGAAGAAGAAGGCCACCAAAAAGAAGTCAGCCAAAAAGAAAGACTGATGGCGAAGAAGAAAAAGCCTAAGAAGCCGAGGCCCAAAGTTCCGGGCACTCCTTACTAGAGCATAATCGGGGGGTGGGGTTCTCTCCCAAATCTCCTGCCCCACTCCCCACCTACATCAAACACACTCATGAGATACCTCTGCATAAAAGACGTTTTTGACAGCAACGGCGAACTTCTTGGCAAGCAAGGCGACACGGTCGAGCTTGACAAAGACTCTCTCGACAAAAGAGAGCGCAAGCGTGCTGCTGCAATCTTGATGAGCAACGGAGACAGCGCACTCAGAGAGGTTGGCGAAGAGCCTAAGAAGAAGGCAAAGAAGAAGAAAAAGGCTGCTTACAAAACTCGTCAGATAGAAGCTGACAACAACGCAAGCGACTGACATTGAACGCAACGACAACAGCTAAGGTCAAAGAGTTGTTAGACATCGCGTCTAGCGACACCACTCACGACACTGTGATTGGAAGACTTGTGTCTGCTGTTTCTCAACGCATTGAGACGTTCATCGACCGACCCCTTGAGACAGCCGCCAGAACAGAAGAGTACGATCTGCGAGCAAGGCAAAGAGTCATCTTCTTGCGTGCTTACCCTCTAACTGCTCAGACTGACATCGCGTCTATTAAGATTGCCACGAACTGGGACTTTGCAGGTGTCAGCGCTGTGAACTCTAACGACTACCACGTTGATCTAAACACAGGGGCGATTCACTTCAACTTCTACCCCATTCAACGCTACCTCAATGACAACATGGGCACGGCGCACAATGCTGTGCAGATTGTCTACACAGGTGGCTTCGCTGGAACTGTTGACGGCATCATTGCAAATTATCCTGCGATTGCAGAGGCGTGCGCTACGCAAGTCGTGGCGATGTGGCGCAGACGCGACCAGCCTCACATCAAAACTACGGACATCGGAGACTACGCCTCGACCGTAGAAGGGCCGCTCTCTTTCTTGCCTGACGTTCGCGAAGCGCTGATCCCTTACAGGCGCATGAGGTTTGGTCAATGACATTGGAGTTCAAATCTAACGCAGACAAAGTCGTGCGTAATCTTAACTCTAAGTCTCGCAAGGTAGCTGCTACTGCTCGCGACTTACTCGATGAGATGGGGCGAGAGTGGGAGCGAGAAATGGTTGTAGGCAGATTCACTGGCTACTACAACGGCAAGACCACTGGCAACAAACTTCGCAACAGATCTGGAAACCTGAGAAGCTCGATCAACTCTAAGCCTGTTGGCGGCACTAACCTGTCGAAGATGGGCGTCTTGTTGATGGCTGGATCTGGGGCGGCAGGATATGCACGCCTGCAAGAGACTGGGCAGCCAAAGCCCATAAGACCTAAGCGTCGAAAGTACCTACGCATTCCGCTAAAAGCTGCGATGACAGGAGCGGGCGTAGTAAGACCAGAGAACAAGCCGATCAAGTCTGGTAACGGCTGGAAGACAGTCGGAGGAAAGGACACCTTTGTTCGCGAAACGAACGGCAAAGCTATCGTCTACAGAAAGGACGGCAGAGACAAGATTACTCCTTTGTTCCTGCTTAAGGGGTCTGTCGTTGTTAAGCCAAGGCTAGGCATGGAGAAGACTCTCAAAAAAGTCATGCGTAAAAACGCGCCCAACATAGCTAGTGCGATCGCTGCAACTTTAGGGAGGCGAGCCTAATGGTTTACACAGCGGTTGACACATACGACCTGAACTCTCCCGAGACGGTCGAGGTGACTACTTTGAGGCGAGGAGTCAGAACTCCTTTGGACGGAGGGACGATTAAGCGCCGACAGACATCTTCTAGTGAGTCTGAC